AAATGATATATTTACCTGGAATTGTATTTCCATCTTCACTTTTCATAGGTCTAACGATTACAGTTAGTTGATCAGTGGCAAAATCTGAAAGTGGTCTATCTGTAACAACTGCCTTGACCGTTACTTTTTCCCGACCTTCTTCTTTTTCTACGGTTGTCATTTCACCAGTTATTTCTTCACCCTTTGGATCTACTGGTTTACCATTAATAACTTTTGCAACTAGATCGTAGCCTATATTTGGAATAGCTCTAGACAGGACCCCGCTAGTATTCGCTATTTTGTCTAAGTCTGGCTCATTCGCAACGATATCTTTTACTTTTGCCGCTACTTGTTCGGCCGGCATAGCAAAAACAGAACCTTGTCCTGGTTTACCATGAACACGATCTAGTTTTCCTAAAAGCCAGTCTGGAAAAAGAACATCTTCTTTTTGCTCATTTAAAAACTGATTCCATCTCTCTATTATCAGTTTCACTCTTTGCCTTCCTCTAATACACGCACTTGCTCTTCTAGAAGTGAGATTTTATTCTCAAGAGTTCGAACAACTCTTTTTATTTCAAGTAAGTTTTGACGAGCAACTGATAGTTGTCTACTTTCCCTTTGGCTTTTTGGTCGCACTTCATCTAAGATACGAAGAACAGACTCGACGTAAGCACGAGCAGTAGGATTGCTTTTAACTTCTCCTATCAAAAAATCCCTGGTCATTTTTCTTAGATCAACTTTCATTAGTTGTCCTTATTCATTTCTTCAAGAATATCACGTACAGCATCCCGAAGCGCAGATTCGTCTAAATCTTCAAGAACTGCTTCTTTTGCCTCGGTAGATTGTGGGTGAGCTTCTGCTATGGCATCTTCTTTTTCTTCCTCGTCTAATTCTTCAGGCGCTTCTTCTAGCTGTGCAGTTTTGTAATCAGCATTAGATAGGTCATAAGTTCCCATACCTTCACTTAAGAATGATTTCTCTTTTGGCTTATAACCCCACTTATCCATGAGCATTTCGCCAAATTCTTTAGTTCTCCAATTTTTGTAAGACATTTTCTGTTCTCCTTTGGTGTCTTTATCTTTATAATTAGTTTCTCCAAGTTGTTTCTTTCTACTATCTTCAAAATCACGAAAAGCCATATTGCCTTTTTCATATGCCTCTCGCTCCATTTCCCTCATGTGTAGATCTTTTTGAGCGTAACCTGGAGTCGTAGCACCCATACCCATTAAATCCCCTCTTTCATTTTGCAAATGATGAACTAGTTCATGAGCAAGAGAGCGCAAACAATCTTT